TAGAAAAAACTGCAGGATTTTTCTTTTGGGAAACTTATGATGGTTATAAATTTAAATCTATTGATTCTTTATTGGATAAAAATAAAAACCCCAAAAAACGGTCAATTGTATTTACAGAAACTCCTGATGAATTTGGAAAGGACATGCCCAGGCAATATACCACAAAGGCACTTACGTTTTCAAAGAATAATCTTTCAAACATGAAACAAAAATATAATGTTGGAGCGTATAGTACAAAAACTGTTTTATTTAATCCATTTACTTGCTATTATGAAGTTAAGTCCTATACTGCAGAAGAATTTGATTCCTCATATGTACACAGTGGTCAGAACCAACCAATTCAAAATCCAGAATTTAGACGTGCTGGTGAATCAAAAGATTTTTCACGAACAACATATTTTATAGAAGACACAGGCACTTTACCTCAAGGAGATACTGAAGAGCAACTCAAACAATCTAAAGAACAAAACTTTGAGTATACAAAGATTCTAAATCAGTCTATAATGAGGTATAACCAATTATTCACCTCTCAAGTATCAGTTACCATTTCTGGTGATTTTGAACTCAGAGCAGGGGATATGGTTTATGTTGACTCTCCCGGTCATAGTGAAAAATCAGACGATCCAGTAAATAAACAATCTGGGGGTCTATATATTATATCGGAATTATGTCATTACTTATCTCCAGAGGGAACTTATACTAAATTAAATTTGATAAGAGACTCTTTTGGAAGAAAAGGTTCACCATCCGCATAAATTAAAATGTCAAATAAAACTATCCAACAACACATCAACGATGATAAAGATTTGTTGGACAATCCAACACTATCTCCACAGATGCGCCGTCATACAGAGGACGAGTTGCATCATCTAGAACACTATCAGGCAAATCATCCTGATGAAAATCACGATCCTACCCCACTTGAAATGTATTGTGATGAGAATCCAGAAACAGATGAATGTAGAATTTACGAGGATTGATGGAAGGAGCAGCAACTTTTAATCCAGGGTTTTTAGGATCCAACTTTAATTGGTGGGTTGGGCAAATTGCCGACGATTCAACTTGGCGGGATAATATAATTCCTGGAAAATATGATGATCCAAACTCAGTAAAGGGTTGGGGTAGAAGATATAAAGTCAGAATTATTGGTCTACATGATATGGGGGAGGTAAATATTCCCTCTCAAGATTTGCCTTGGGCAAACATAATGTATCCTGTTACTGCTGGTGGTGGTCAGGCAGCTGCTTCACAGACACCCAATCTTCGTCAAGGTAACATGGTGTTTGGATTTTTCTTAGATGAGAAAGATCAACAGGTTCCAGTTATCATGGGAGTGTTGGGAAATAATTCTCAAACACCACTTTCTTCAACAATTGGTGATAATAAAGTTACCGACGCCACACCAGGAATAATTGCAAGAAGTGGTATTGCTAGAGGAGCAGTTCCAAAGACAGAAAAAACTAGAGAAGTTCTTCCGGATAATAAATTAAGAACTAGCAAAGCAGGGCAATCGTCATATCTTGCACAACCCTCTCCTGGTACAGCTGTCGATAAGTTTGGATTACCTACTAATATACCATATAATGACACTATACGTGGATATATTAGTGATGCAGAAGCAACTGCAGACAAGAGAGTATTAACGAGAGAAAAAAGAGAAGCATTTGTAGCAGAAAAAGTAAAAAAATCTCTTGAAAGACAAAAGCAGTCTGAGCGATCTCCATTAAGCAGTCCACAATCTGGAGCAGCAATAGAGAATGCAGATGGTGTACATCAATTATCTGCAGCAGATGTTAAAAGACAGGATTTATACTGCAATAAAATTGCATTGATGAAACCTGATAAACCTGTAGAGTCTGCTATCAAGGCGATACAAACTGAAATTGATAATTTGGTTACAAGAATTGATAAGTATATTCAGTCCTTTCAAAGTTACATTGAGAGTGTTTCTATAATAGAAAATACAGAAGAAGCACTTAAAAATCTCATCTCACAAGGAGCTAAAAAAATATCCAAGTACATGAAAATTATTTTTGATAAATTGATTGGATATGTTAACAAAATTCTTAATCAGGGATTATCTGTTCTTGTATCCTCAACTCCATCTACGTTTAGGCATTTAGTTGCCGATATGAAAGAACAAACCACACAATTGATATCCTGTTTGTATGGAAAGATATCTGATCAATTAACTGAGTTAATTCTTGGTGGAATAATGGATGCTCTTGATATTAAAGGATTAACAAAAAGTGCTAAACAATCTATTAAAAATAGAGAGGAATTTCAGACATTTCCTAATGTTCCAGTTTGTTATGCTGAAGATCTTGTAGTAAATGCAATTGCAGAGAGAAAGGATGATATTCAGGAGGCAAATGAAATTTTATTAGAAAATATTGGTAATTTTACTTCAGAAATTCAGAAATCAATTGCAGGTCTTACCAAAGATCTTAGTGGAGTTATGGATCAAATTCCAGATATTCAAGGAAGCATTACTGCTGCTCTTGATTTTGACATGTTGAATATTAATGTTTTTGGTTGTTCTGCTAATTTGAACGTATCTGCTTCTGATTTTTATACCTTATGTGAAGGTAGTGGTGGTCAGACAGAGGCACAGTTACCAAGTTCAAAATCTGTTAATGACGCTGTAGCAACGAAGGAATCCAAATCTAATAGGTCGAAAGTTAAACCATTCGCCAAACCAAGGAAGGATCAAGAAAAAGTTAATCATAGAGATCCTCCTAGAGCAGATGTACGTCCAGTGCGATAAATAATAGTACTTAAGAAAGCATATAAGTTTTTGCAGAAAATATGTCTCTAAACATTTTTGGTAATACTCAAAGAAAAGACATTCGTGTGGGATATATTCATCCTGACGTTGGGTTCGTCGACAATATTACCATCTATGATGCAAATAAGTATGCTGAGTTAAATCCTGGTGCTCAATTTATTGTCACTAACAGAGATAAGGTAGAATATTATAATATCAATGAAGTTAATCAGTTACAGGTTAGTGATGTAGTACCTAATTCTATTCCAGGAAGAAATTGTGAAGGTATTCAGTTTAATAAAAATAATCCTCCAAAGTTACAAGACATTAATGTTCAGTTTCTTGGTGGTGGAGGAGTAGGAGCACAAGGGAACGTAGTCGTTGGAAGAGACGGTTCTATACTTGCTGTTGATATTATTCATCATGGATATGGATATCAATATGCACCATTGGTTAATTTTGTAGATTCAACGAAAAAAGGTTTAGGTGCAACAGCAAATTCTCTAATAGGAGAAGTTATTAGAACTGAGATAGAAACTTTTACAGATGAAAATGAATTTGAAAAATTAGATTTTTCATTATCTCCTAATTTTGATAATACTGATTGGGGAGTACGATATGGTGTAAATGGAGAGGAGCTTGGAGCATGGAATCCAGATGATTATATCAACATAACAAGAGACCCCATACGTTTTGAAGTTCTTAAGTATCAAGATTTTTTAAAAAGACTTCCTGCACCATGGTGGTCCAGTAGAGAGTTTAGACCAATTGAGGTTGCATCAGTAACAAGATACAGTAGAATTCTTCATGCAGTTGAACATCCTTACTGGGGTGGCGATATTATCAAACCAGAGAAGAATACTGGGTTAGTTGAAGTTGAATTTGACATATATTCTCAGGGGTCTAAGAGAAATAGAGATTTAATGTTTACTTTTACTGAAGTAGACGGGGATCATACTTTTAAGATAAAAGGTCTGGCTTCTGGCGTTAGTGGAAGAAATAAAAAGGTTATTAAGAAAGTAAAGGCTAATACAACATATAAAGTAGAATCTTCTGCAAGAAAAAAAGTTAAAAACTTTGATAGAGGAATTGAACAGGGTTTAATTAGGACCTCTGATGGAAGTTCTACGAATAGAGATGGTATTAATAATCAAGAAAAGGGTCTTGTTAATCAAAAAACTGGTCGTGTAAAGAAAAGATCAATAGGAACAGTAATTTTTGCAGATTATGTTGCATCTGCAAATGATAACGATGATATACAGATAAACTGTACTCGCGGTAGATTCATAGCAACTAATAAATCGACCGTAAAAGACGAGAATCCTAAGAAAAAATCCGGTGTAAGTAGAAGAAACACTTATGACTTAGAATATAGACTTAATTTTAGAGACTCTGTTAAGAAAGAACCCAGGGTTGTGATTGATGATACTTTTATGAATACTTATGCAGTTTCTCCTCAACCCCCATCAGACATTCCTGGAACGGATCGACAGGGAGAACAGTTTACAATAACTTGGCAGGAATATTTCCCATATACTGGCAATTATACCTTTAAGGGTATTGCAGATACATACTCCACTATGAGGTTATCAAGTCCACAAAAGGGCGAAGTTCTTGAAATGGAACTGGAGAAGATAAAAGGTAGAGTTAAGAATAAGAAAACCCCAACAAAGATTACAAAAACAATTGAAGAGGGCATATACAACATAATTTTACAGTTAGAAAACGAACAAGATTCTATAAAAGAACCAAGAAAAAGAATAGGAAGGACAACAGAAACAGTTATAGTTGATAGCGAAGTTAATATTAATTACATAAAATTACATCCTAGAAATAGAAACCTTAATGTTTCTAGTAATAGAAAAGTAATAGAGTTTGTAGATGGTGATGGTGGAGATACCAATGCTAAATTTGAAATAAGAAGTGGTAAGGTTAAATTTTCTTCAGATGGTAGAAAATTAGTAGGTCAAGGACAGGCTAACTTGAAGTTGAGTTGGAATGATGATCCAGGTAATGCAGGAACCGCTCTTTCTGGTGTAGAAATTAATGGAACAAATTGGTCAAGATCTGGACAGAAGGGTGATGTAAGTAGGACGATTAGTATTGGTGGAACTAAAGAAACAAGAAAATCCAACTCACAAAGAAACATTTTCAACACTTACGAATATAGAAAAAAAGCTGACCGTCAACTGTGGAAGATGAATCCAATAGTTAAGTCAAACTCTACTAACTTTTCATTCCTTAATAAATCTGGTGTTACACCTTTCGATCCTGGAAGAGTTCAAGCTATTGAAGCAACAAGACCATCAGTAAAGTTTGTAAAAGAAAATAGTAAAATTTTCTTGAAGGTTGATGGAACTGGTAGAGTAAAAGTTAATTTTAAATTAGACATTGATGATGATCCAGATAGTTCTGGTTTAGCATTGAAAGAAGTACGTATTGATAGTGATAACGGTGAAGTTAGTATTAAGAGAGGAAGAATAGGAGATAATGGGACATATTTAAGTGGTGAATGGAGAGAAAAAGATACCAAGTTTGGTAGTGGCGAATTTACTGCGGGTAGAAAATATAGAGTTACGCAAATAGGTGGTAGTGGAAGTAGTGGGTATAAGAAAATCGATGATACCTCAATCGGATTTGATGATAATATTGATAATGGTTATGATAACAATGCAGAACTTGAAATTGATAGCGTAAGGTTACTAAAAGACAATAGCTCAAATAAAACGCAAGTTTCTTCCGATGCATATGAAGGAACTCATATCATTCGCTGGGAAAGCATTGATTTTCCTGAGGATGGAAATTATAGTATTGCTATGCAAGCAGATGATAGTGCAAAACTTTTTATTGGTAACTCAAGTGGGAAGGGTAAAAAGGCTATTGGTAATGGTCTAAAAGATGTTTTAAGAGGTGGTGATGAAACAATCAGTGAAACTAATAGTGTTTTAGAATTAAGAAGGAAAAATAACTATCAGGATGTAACAAAATTCTTTAAGAAAGGAAAGTATAGAATTAGAGTAGAACTTACTCAGTTACCAGGCAAATCACTGACTGCTGGTAATCCAATGGGAGTTGCAATTGATATTAAGTTGCGTGCTATTGAGAGAGGGGTTCTAACTGATCTATCGTGGAATCAAAATCCATTCGGTATTGCATTAACTATTGATGCACCTAGTCCACCAGTACCAAGAGAAGATCCTCCCGCACCGAGAGGTAGATGCCCAAATAACCCTCTATGGACATCTAGGTATAATAAAGGTAGCAGCGACGATAGATGGACTCCTGTCTTTGATAGGAGATGGTCTCCTTTTATGAATAGATATGCTGTATCTCCAATTAAACCAAGAGCCAATAAAGGTAGTGCAACTCCTAATGGCGTAAATAACTGGGAGAAATCATGGACTGTAGACATTCCTTATGATGGATTTTATGGGATAAAAGGAACATCTGATAATAGAGGTCATATATCTATTGGAGGACAACGATTTAGTCTTGATGGATTTAAGAAAATAGAACCTGACTTGCGAAAAGTTAAACTAAGAGAGGGAAAGCAAACAATTAAGATTGAAGTTGAAAATGAAACAAAAGATCATTTCAAAATTGTTGATAAGAAAATCTTTGATACTCAAGACTGGATTGTTGATACAAAAAAATTAAGAACAGAAACAGTCAAACAAGAAGTTATCTGTCATGCAGGTGGTGGTTATGGTGGATTATCAAGTAAAAAGCAAAAAAAGGTTGGTAGAGTAATTGTTGGTGATAGAAAACTTTCAGGTAAAGGTGGTCCAGGATCATCTGATGAACAAGAAGGTGGTGGAGCTAACGGTGGTGGTGCCGGATTAAAAGGAGGAAAAACTGCAAAATCTGGAAAAGGTGGAACTATTGATGGTGGTTATGGTGCTGACTTTGAGGGAAAACAACGTGGTGATGAAGATGAAATCCGTAGTGATTCAAACTCTGGAGGACAAGGTGCATATGGTGGCGGTGGAGGCGGCGGTAGCCGTAACGGAGCTGTTGCTGGTGATGGCGGTGATGGTGGTGTAAAAATTATTTGGGGATCTACTGGTAGATCTGTGACTTATACAAAACCAGGAAAATATGAAATACAAGTTCCACAATCAGAACCTGGAGATCTGAATTTTACTATGGTTAGAATGTATTGTATTGGTGGTGGTGGATCTGGTAATTCAGATAGAGGCAGACGTAAAGAAATTGAAGAAGTTATTGGAACATATACCGACAGAACAATTTTAGGGGACTCAACACGCAAACTTATCGCAAAGAGAAAGGTTGTGTCTGGTGGTGGTGGTTCTGGTGGTGCATATGCAAGAGATACTGTGAGATTGCCTGCAGGTGCTACATTAGAGGTTGTTGTTGGTCCCGGTGGTCAAGCACCTGGTAAAGGATCAGAAAATGGTGGAGATAGTTATGTAAAGGTCAGAAAGTTTGTTTATGATCCAAAGTTCAAAACAGCTAAACCTGTTAGAAAGTTAAAGGGAGTAAGTTATACTGGACCTACTATTGCCAGTTATACAAAAGCTTCCAGAGAAACTAAAATGGGTAAGCTCATAACACCTTTCCTTTCGGGCGGTAGACTTGAAAAGTTTGAACTTCAAGGTAGAACATGGGAATTTGAATGGGAAAATATTGAATTTGAATTTGATGGAAATTATAAATTTAAAACTATATGTGATGATGTTGTACAAGTTTTTATAAAACGCTCAAAGCAAAGGGATTCAAAATATACAAAGGCAATTCAAACATCATCCATTGGTGTTGTTAAGACTAAGAAAAGGAGAATAAAATCCGGAACTTATGATATAAAAGTCATATTGGAAAATGCTAATATACCAGGAACTAACTTCAACCTAAATCCAGTTTATGTTGGGCTCCAAATTTTTGCTCCAGAACCGAAAAAAATTGATGACCCTAGGTCATGGAGACAAAATCCTGTCGGCGTATCTGCGATGCTGATTCCACCACCTTGTCCTCAAGACACAAGTGGTGTTGGAATTGTTACTGATGTTGTTATTGTCAATCCTGGTGTTGGATATACTCCTGTCGTTGGTCCCGGATACCCAGTTCTTCTTGAACTAGATGAAATTGAAGTTGTTAATCCAGGAATTGAATATAAACCAACCGATCCAATAGTAATCATACCTGGCGATTTTGAACCATTTGATCCACTACCTTCTCCAGGATTGATTGGTGGGTTTGATGATCCAGGCACGGGTGATCCCTCAGATGGTTCATCTGGTCCACTAGTTCCTGCAGGGGGATTCTTCGATGATTCTCCAAATACTCCAGGAATATTTGACCCCGGTGATGGTGATGGTGGAGGCACTGGAACTTTACCTCCTCCTGATCGAACCTCTGATGGTGATGGAGAAACATATGATCCTAATCAGGATGGAACACCGTCTACCGGAGGTGGTGGAACTGGTACACTTCCTGATCCAACCACATCTCTTATTACAGATCCTAATGATGATAGTGGACGCCCAGTCACTCCTGGTAGTCCTGATGGTGTTCCTGGTCGTGGTGGTTTAGTTGGTCCAGGACAATTTGGTGGATTTAGAGGTAGAATTAGAACTGGTCCATTCGGAAGAATTATTGGAGTTGATATTGAAAATCCTGGAAGAGGATTCACTTCTATTCCTACGGTTAGAATCATATCTGATACAGGAATCAATGCAGTTCTGAGACCTAAATTCAGAGTTGTTAGAGATCCAATTGGTGTTGATGAACAAACACTCATTCAAGTTACTGATTTGGTTGGATTGAAACAGACCGGATACATAGATGGGAGGGCGTATTTTGGTCAGACATTTATCAGAGATGGAGCTCTTTATGCTGGTGTGTATGAAACTGCTGGTGAATTAGTAAGAGTATATGATAACTTACAGGAGAGCATCGACTCTGAGGTTACTACTCCACCTTCTGCAATCCTAAGGCAAGGCACGGACATCAGATCCAATGATCCTAGACTTAACATTCCCGGAACTCTTCAAGATATAGAATAAAATGCCAACTAATCAACATTCACAACCCAATAGGTATACTGGCGGAGGTGGACAACCAACAAATGCGGAGCAAAATTATACAGCTCTTTATTATGGAAATGATCATGGTAGTATATCATTTGGGCATATTCATGAAACTGCGAATGTAACATCATCAGTGCTCTTACAGGCACATGATGGTCGGCATTCTATAACACTTGATAGAAGTGGTAATAGAAAGGGGTGGACACAAATGACTGCTCCTGGTAATATTTCATTGAGTTGTGGGTATGATAATAAAGAGGCACAAGACTCCTTGGCAATTCACGCAGAAAATGGTAATATTCTTATTACGGCAACTAATGGTAAAATTAGAATGCAGGGAACTGACATTGAATTAGTTGCAGTAGGTGAGGGCACGGGCAAAGGAAACATTCGTCTGAATGCATCACAAAATATAGTATGTGAGGCACAGGATTTCCTTGTAAAAGCTAACTCAACTTATAGATTAATGACTTCAGGATCTGCTGAAGTTATTGCTAGTGGCGTTCTTACAATTTATGGAGGTATGTGTAAGGGAGTGACCGATGCATGTGCGGTAAAAGATACCTGGAATAGTCTCCAGAGAACTCAAAAGAAATACAACAATACATAGGAATAAGAAATGTCTTTTCAATTTGATGACTTAAGGGTTGGCGGACAACTTAAAGTTGGTAATGGAATATCTCCTGCTGTTGGAGAAGGAAACGCTAGAGTTAATGGATCTTCTCATATTCAAGGTCCATGTGTAATTGGCGAAGGTCTTCATTTTCCAGTTCCATATGCTACCTTGATGGTTGGACCTAATTCAAATCCAGATGCACCACTCAGTCTTGTGCCTGGTGCATTACCTTTAGGTTTAAGCAATCCATACTCACTTTGTGTTTCTGCTAATCAAGCAGTCATGGGGAATCTTGATGTAAACTTTAGAATTCAATGTGGAGGAGGATTATCTGGAAGTATCGTTCATGATTATTCTGGAAACTTCTTAGCAGCAAAGAAAGATTTTGATATTAATCACCCAACAAAAGATGGGTGGAGATTGAGACATGTTGCTCCAGAAGGTCCTACTGCAGATGTATATTATCGAGGAAGAGTTACAAATACAAAAGAAATTGTTCTTCCTGATTACTGGAGAGAACTTGTTGACCCTTCAACAATTACGGTAAACTTAACTCCAATTGGAGCACATCAAGATGTAATTGTAAAAGGTATTGTAAAAAACAAAGTAATGTTACAATCAAGAGGTGGTATGCCTATTAATTGTTTCTTCCATGTATATGGAGAACGAAGAGATTGTGAAAGAAACATTTCAGAATATGAAGGCACATCTCCAAGAGATTATCCAGGAGATAATTCAGAATACTTACAATCTAAAAACGTATAGAGGTAAATTATGGCAGACAATTTAGAACTTTCACCCGGTCAACCAAAAGATGCGGAGTTTCCTGGTGAAATGAGACCAGCTCCCACAAAAGAGTGTGATAGCACATACAATCCAGGAGGATGGGGTAGACCTGTTACTACTCATGAATTTATTTGGTATGGAAATTCAGGTGAAGATGACTATCCAGACGAGGCATGTGAACCTTTCTATCACCAAATGGGAAAAATCAATAGTCTTTTCATTGTAAACCCAGGAACCAATGCATCAACTGCTGGTATTACTGGTACTGGTGGTATTGCTATCACTGGTGATATATTCGCAACGAATGCTACATTTACTGGTACTTGTTCTGCTCTTGCCTTTAGTGCTCAAGCAAAACTATTCGATATTTCTCACCCTACTAAAGAAGAACATAGGTTGAGACATGCTTGTTTGGAAGGACCAGAACATGGTGTATATCATCGTGGACGATTAACTAATAAAAATGTTATTGAACTTCCAGAATATTGGAGAGGTCTTGTTGATCCAGAAAGTATTACTGTTACTCTAACTCAAATTGGTTCTTCTCAAGATTTAATTGTAGAAGCAATTGAATGGGGAAGAAGAGTTAAGATTAGGTCAGCCAATGCTTCCAATATTGATTGCTATTACACGGTCAACGGAACCCGCAAGGACGTGCCAGAACTAGAAGTGGAATACGGTGGCACCGAAAGGCAGCAGGTGGCGTTATAATAACAAGGTAATCAAGAGAACACTATGGCATTCCTTGCTCGCTGCGTAGTCAATCCAATGGACCGCAAGTTTTATTTGTATTCTGATGAAGGTGATGAGAAAGTGGTTGATTGTGAAACTATGGAGCAATTTTTCAGTGTTCTTGAGGTAGTTCGTAATGATTGTCCTGAAGATATGTTGTCGTATTCCGATCCTCTGGTAGCATTATGATTTTCTATCATTACTCTCTTCACAAAGAAATTCTAAAGTGCTACGACTATGAGACCAGAAACCCGTCAATCTATGGAAATGTTGTTCGCGGCGAAATGGAACTTACCCAAGGCAGCAAAGAATTGCAACCTAACAGAGAAGGAAATGAAGATTACATTCAATGAGTATTGTGTTTTTCATCCTCCCACCTATGATAAGTATGGTAATTTAATTTCCTGATTTTTTTGCTTCCTTAGCAATCTGGTGAATGCAGCAAACTCATAATTTGCCTAAGGAGAGTTCGATCCTCTCAGGAAGCATCTGCCCGTGTAATCCAAAGGCAGAGATAGAGCACTTAAAATGCTTACAGTGCCGGTTCGAGTCCGGCCACGGGTATTGACTAAAACAGTAGACTATGCTATTCGTGGTAAGAATAAACCCCACTCCCATAAATAAGTGCTAGGGTATACCACAGGTATGAAATACAAGATTAGCACCAAATATGCTTGGTATAATCGGGGGCAATATTTAGTATTATTATATTGTATTCAAGACATACCATTTACCTTTGATGAACTGCCTTCGATTGCCAAGGAAAATCCCGAAGTATTAGACCTAGCAAACAACGAACATCGATGGGAAGTTGAACAAATGTATAACGCATCAATGTACTTGATAGCAGAAGAATGTCATCCTATGATGTTTGAGTTAGAATTAGAAAACCCAGAACTCATGCCTGTAGAGTAATTATGATTATAAACTTATGGTACAATCAAAAAATGGAGCAGTGGCGGTGGTCACTCACAGAAACTAATGTAATGACTCAGCACACTGGAACTCAAAAAGAACTTCGTAGTGCTATGAATGATGTTGCAACAACCGTGGAGTATATACTTGACAATGAGTTAGAAGAAGAGTAATATATACATTGTGTGAAGGAAGTGCGGAAGGGGTAACTACGAAAGTGGTTGCCCCTTTTTCAATGCTAAATAATCTATAACAGAACTTATAGTGCAAATAAGATGGGTCTTTCCAGGTTAGATAATTTTCTGAAATCTTCACGCGGAACCATTCTTTATGTGAATCCAAACGACCTGGATTCAACAGATAGTATTGAGAATAAGGGTAACTCTCTTACACGACCCTTTAAGACTATTCAGCGTGCTTTGATAGAGTCGGCTAGATTTTCATATCAAAGGGGATTGAATAATGATAGGTTTGGTAAAACAACTATTCTAATATATCCTGGTGAACATACGATTGATAATCGCCCAGGATATATTCCAGATGGAACCAATAATTATAGATTAAGGAATGGTGGAACAACTAACGATCTTCCACAATATGACTTGAATAGTAACTTTGACGTTAATAGTGTTACCAATGAATTACATAAACTGAATAGTATTCATGGCGGTGTTATAGTTCCTAGAGGAACTTCTTTGGTTGGTTTAGATCTTCGTAAAACAAAGATAAGAGCAAAATATGTTCCAGACCCAGAAAATGACCAGATTGAAAGATGTTCTATCTTTAGAATAACTGGAGGATGCTATTTCTGGCAGTTCTCTATGTTTGATGCAGATCCAAATGGATCCGTATATAAAGATTATACAACAAACACATTTGTTCCTAACTTCTCACACCACAAACTGTCTTGTTTTGAATATGCAGATGGTCTTAACAATGTTGCTATCGATGATGATTTTATAAGCAATTTTGTTACTGATAGAACTGATCTTGATATGTATTATGAGAAGATCAGTCTAGTTTATGGTCAATCTTCTGGAAGAACTATTGCTCCAGATTATCCAAGTACTGACATTGATATTGAGAAGAAGATTGATGAATATAGAATTGTTGGTTCTACTGGTGTCGCTGTTGGTATTTCTAGTATAAAATCTGGAGATGGTGTCACTGGATCAACTGTATTCACAGTAACAACAGATTCCTCAGTTACTGGTTTAGAAGTCGATACTCCATTCAGAATTGAAGGAGTCACTGCTGGTGGATATAATGGTCAGTATGTTGTTTCTGAAAAAGTAAGTTCAACAGAAGTTAAGTTCAATACACAAACAATTCCAGGTAACCTGTTACCCTCTGTATTTGGAGCAACTTTGTCTCTCCAATCAGATACAGTAACATCTGCATCTCCATATATCTTCAATATCTCTTTGAGATCTGTATTTGGCATGTGCGGTATGGAGGCAGATGGTAGAAAAGCAACCGGATTCAAGTCAATGGTTGTGGCTCAGTTCACTGGAATTGGACTACAAAAGGATGATAAAGCTTTTGTTTTGTTCAATGATAACTCTCCATCAACCGGATTATATGACGATAGTTCCACTGCTGGAAACGAAACCTTAAGCAATAATTCTAAAGCAAAACATAAACCAAGTTATAGAAACTTCCATATTAGGTCTTCCAATAATTCAGTTATTCAGGCAGTTTCTTGTTTCGCAATTGGTTATGCTGAACAATTCTCTACTGTAAATGGTGGAGATATTTCTCTTACGAACTCTAACTCTAACTTTGGTGCTGTTGCACTTGTATCTGAAGGATTCAGACCTCAATCGTTTAATGCAGATGACCATGGTTATATAACACACCTTATTCCACCAAGATCTGTTCCTATTAAGGAAAAATCAATTGAATTTTTAGCAATTGATATTCTAAAAACATTACCAGTTACTCACAGTTCTATTGGTGTTGGTTCTACAGGAAGACTTTATCTGTATGAGCAGAAGAACGCTGATGTACCACCAGAACATATTCTACAGGGATATAGAGTTGGTTCAAGAACAAATGATCAATTATGTTTTGTTTACTCTGATACTACAGGAAACTTACAAGAGTATGCTTCACGTATCATTATGCCTGTTAGTGATGACTTTGCACATCATCAATCAACTAGAGAATTAAGTGCTCGTAAGACACACGCTGTTGGAAGAAGTATCGCCGGTATCAATAGTATTGGTTCTAGTAGTATTGGTGGCGTACTGAATGTTATAAGCCTTAAAGAAAATCATTCCTTTATCAATGGTGAAAGTGTTCGAGTTATGAGTGAAAATGGTCACTTACCCGATGGTCTTGATTCAAACACTGTTTATTTTGCAATTACATCCTCTTCTGGTATTTCTACAACACAAAATATCAAGCTTGCAAAAACACTTAATGATGCTATTAATGATAGTGCAATATCCTTTAATAATAAAGGTGGAGAATTATCTATTCAAAGTAGAGTAAGTGATAAGAATCCTAATGATATTGGACACCCAATTCAATATGATATTAACAATTCTCATTGGTATATCAATGTATCTCTTGCATCAACAGAAAATGCAATCTATACCAATATTGTAGGTTTAGGATCTACCTCTTTTGGTGATGCAACTCCTAGAACCTTCATTAAGAGATTGACTGATGATAGAAACTCCTTTGATAGAATCTATCATGCACGTTATATTATTCCAAAGACTTCAACATCTACTGCAAGACCTCCTATTGATGGTTATATTGTTCAAGAATCCAATACTTCAATTGGATCAACAGATGTAGAAATAGGAAAATACTATGGTACAGGTTCTCTATCCAATGCAATACAACATAGAAACCTTAGATTCATTAGTAATGCAGAATGGAATGGATCTGATACAGCAACTATCAACACTGAACTTCCACATAAACTCACGGTAGGAACCAGAGTTGGACTACAAAATATCACAAGTACAAATAATTCTGCTGGTACAGAAAAACTTGGTTTTAACAGAGAGTTTGTAGTTTCTGGTATTTCTAGTGCAAAACAGTTTACTGTTGGATTAACAACAAACCCAGGAACAATCACAAATAACACTAGTACAAGAAACACCTCTCTTCCATACTTTAAGAGATTAGATTATCCTAAAATCTACTATGTATACAGAATTAATGAGAAGAGAAAGTACATCACAGGAGAACAGGATGGCGTATATTATCTGACCTTAGTTGAAACCGCAACATCACCAACAGTTTCACCATTTAGTAATGATAGATATTCCCAACCAGTAAGAAATCTCTATCCTCAATTAGATAGAGACAATCCACAATCTGATCCAAAGGGAGCACAATCCCATGCTAAGTCTTCCTTGATTGGTCAAGTTGATATTTGTGATGCAACTAATAGCATAACAAAAACTGCGACTGATGATTATAATTTAGACACTGGTAATGAAATTGGAATATCAAAGATTGAATCTACTACAGGATCAAATCATGTTATAACAACTGATGTTGAACATAACCTAAATTCAATTGTTAATGTTTCTTTCGCCAATTTTGGTGCTAATTATGGATCACTTTCTGGTAGTGATGAAGTTTATTACAATGCAAAATTAGTAGGAACAGGTTCCTCAAGCAATGGTGTTCATGCAACAGCAAAAGTAACTGTTGGGTCAGGTGGTTCTATCACCAATCTTAAGATTATGGACGGTGGTTCTGCATATGAGGTTGGAAACACCCTAACACTTACAGGTATAACAACCTCTTCTAACCTTACTGAAGCAGCAATTGTAGTTGATAATGTTAGGAATGATGTTGGTCAAACAATTAGAGTTTCTGGTATAACAACTAGATCTCTACTACATTATAATGATGTTTATCGAATTACTGATATTCAAGCAGGTGCAGGAAGATCATTCACCGTATCATCTGCATCTACTTTTACATCATTCGCTTCATCTTTTGATGGAAACGCAACAGCAGCTGCTGGATATTATCTAACTGGCGAAGAGATTAGGATTAATACTTTTGCCTATGATTACACATCTGGTATTGCTACAGTAACAACTCTAAATCATCATGGTTTAGATGCTGGAAGAGTAATAACTCTTGGTGGAGCAGATCAAGAACTTTATAACGGATCTTTTGCTATTACTGAAATTCTTGACCAATTATCAGCACAATCACATTCTTTCTCTGTTAATATTGGTGTAGGAACAACTGCTCCTACGCAAACGGGAACAATGTTTGCATACCATGAAGGACACTCTGCAAACAATTCAGCAATGTCTGACTCTGCTGCAGAAACAATTCGTGGTAGAATGACCAACTTCTATGCTGGTATTTCCACAACATTACAATCTGCAGTTGCTAACCTTACTGATACTAGTATCACGATAAGAAATGTTGGAAGATATGATTTAAATATTGGTGATTATCTCTCTGTTAATGATGAGATAATGAGAGTTAAGACTACAACATCTACCTCTAGCGTAACTGGAAATGCCGGTACATTGGAGAATGGAGATGCGATAACAGTATTCCGTGGTGTGCTAGGAACAAGAGCATCTGCTCACGTTGCTAATACTACAATTAGAAAAGTTAACGTTATTCCAATTGAATTTAGAAGACACTCTATTATTCGTGCATCTGGACATACTTTTGAATATGTTGGATATGGTCCTGGTAACTATTCAACAGGATTCCCAGATAAGCAAGATAGACAAATCTCTTCACAAGAAGAACTTCTTGCACAATCTGCAAAGAGAGGTGGAGGTATTAACTTCTATACAGGAATGAATGATAAGGGTATTTCATACTCTGGTAATAAGAGATTGAGTACCATCACTGGACGTGAAGAAATTTTTGATACTCCAGTTCAATCCATCACTGGAGAGGACATTCTAGGCAGCGAGCGTTTGAATGTTATATCTCCTCTTGAGGGTGTTTTTGATCGCTCCATCCGTGTTGATGGTGGTAATTCTGGAGAATCTATATCACAATTCAATGGTCCTCTTGTTATTAACAATAAATTAGTTGTTAATTCTTCAAAGGGTGTTGAGACAGATAACTTATTCCTTCAAGGAGAGGCAACTGTTGCTAGAAAGTATACTGTTGGACTTGGAACTCCTACATTAGCAGGAAACCCTGGTGACCTTGTTTATAATGCAAACCCAGATCAAGGTGGTTCTGCTGGTTGGATTTATACTAGATCCAATGTATGGAGATCTTTTGGTACGATCTCTCTTGATACAGATCTTAAAGAAGATATTTTCTCTAAAGTTGGTATTGCTACCACTACATCAGGTGATAAGAGACTGTTAGTTTGGTCAGGAACAAAACAATTCTCTGTTGATGAAAACGGTGGAGTTGGTATTGGAACTTCTGCTAATGAATTTGACCTTAACGTCATGGGCAGAGTTAATATTGATGGAGAAACCCTTGTTAGTGGAGCATCAACTGTTGGAAACCGATTAGTAGTTACTAGTGGTGGTGTTCATGTTTCTGGATCAAGTACAATTCAAGGTGTTGGTGTTGCAACCATTGGAACTGGAGAAGGTGTTGGAGGTGGTGTTTCTATCTCTGCTGTTGGATCTGCAACAACTGTTTACTACTACGGTGATGGTTCTAACCTGGTTAACCTGAATGCCGACCAAGTTGGTTGGATTAGACAAGGTAATAATCTTTCATATGAAGATGTTTTAAATGGATCTGTTGGTATTGGAACTTCTATTCCAACAGGTGGAACTGCTTCTGATTTCTTACTTGGGTATTCGCTAACTGTTGGTTCTGCTGTTGTTGGTACAAGTGGAACAAGCATTCATATACATGATGATGCTCATGTTACGGGGCAGATAACAATTAATAATGGAATACATGTAACATCGGGTATCTCTACAATATTAGGCAATTATAGTATTGGAAGCACTGCTACAACAATTGGTAAAATTGTTGGAACACACATTACTTCTACTGATCTAAATATTAGTGGAATTACATCGATTACCCAGTTACGTGTTGCTGGAATTACAACAACCGAAGATCACTCTTATCTGCATAGTTTCTCTGAAAAGAGTTTAGCAGCATCCATAAGTAGTGGTATATTAACATTACAGATGAATCAGGCACAAAACTTTGAAGTCACTATATCAGAGACAATTACTAAACTTATTTTAGCAGGAGTTCCTGTTGCTACTGCAAATGATTCAAATGGATCTAGTGGTGCTAACAATTCAATGTCGTTCACCATTAAGTTTACTCAAGCAAGTGATGCTAACTATGCAGTTGATATTGATGACTTTGAATATAACTCAAGTTCAGTTGAAGTTCGATGGCCAGGTAACGTTGTTCCCACTGTATCAAGGGCAAATTCAGCGATAGACATCTATTCGTTTAAATGCTTTGATTTAGAAAACATTAACTCCGTAGGAATGTACGGAATAGTAGGAGGACAGAACTTCTCATGAGTAGAGCATACAGAGATATCCTAACACAATTAGACCTAAACGGTCCCTATATTAGAATTTCTAGTCAACCAGTTTCTATAGAGAAACAGTCTACTTTTGGGAATTCAGGTGTAGGAAGAACCGATTTTCGCAATGCAAACTTTACTGTTGTTGCTGAAGCATATTATCTAACAGGTGATAGTAAAGAAGTTGGTGCAGGAACATCTGATGCAACAGCACCAACTGTTGATAATAGTGGTTCTCTTACATATCAATGGTATGAGCAAGTAGGTGATACTCAAGATCTTTCTACTGATATTAAATTAAACTCCGGTAATGCTAATAGAAATGGCGAAACTAGTCCAGTATTAAATCTCAATAATTTACAATCTCCTTCAGATCACGCCAGAAGATTTTATTGTGCTATAGATTATATTGATTCTTATCAAACAGAACAAACTTATGAAACAGGTAATGCTGTTAATGGACCTTTCTTATCAGATACAGTATCTCTTACGGTTTTCCCTCATATCATTATTGAGACTCAACCAACAAACATAATTGGAACTGTAAATAAAGTATCTGCTCCAACAGTTGTAGCTAGATTGTCTGATGAAAGATTTTCTGAAAGTCCTACCTTTACTCTTTTAGATGGAACTGTAGTCTCCACTACAATTTTTTACAATTGGATTGAGGAGATTGGAGAAATAGATAACGTTCTTTCTGATGGAACCGTTACATCAAATGTAATTAATACATTTACAACAGAAGAAACATTAAACGATAATATTAGAACAGAAATTCTTTATGCAAGCGCACCAGTTCGTCGAAGTGGTTGGTGGAATTCTCCATATGAACCAACATTATTTGTAGGAATACCTTCTCATACGACTGCCGTAGAAGTAGAAATGGATGGCGGTGATGGTGGTGATGGTGCTGGTGATTTTAGTCTTGAGGATGGTAGATTTGTAAGTTATGAAGGTGGTAGAAGGGGTTATGGAGCATATGGTAAATTTAATTTTTCTCCAGAGTTAATTAGTAGAATTAATAATACAGATGGCGATACGCCAATGTTCTTAGGTGGTGCTTTTAGTGGTAATGGTGGACACAATGGATGGTGGGGAGGATATCGTGAAAATAATGGAGGATATACTGGTAACAATGGAGAGGGTGACGGAGGATTCTCTCCTATCGCATTGGAGCTTGACCCTGGCCCAATAGTTGATGGTATTGCGGCTGGTCCAGGCAAAGTAATAACTGAAGGTTCTGGTGGAGATGGTGGTCATGCAGGTCCAGTTGGTATGTCTGGAGGTGGCGGCGGTGGCGGCGGTGCCTCTGTTCTTTTTGATCCTATCGGTTCAAAATATCTTGCTATCTGCGGTGGCGGTGGTGGTGGTGGAGGTGGTTCTTATGAAGCATCTGGTGAACCTGGCGAAAATGGAGGAATATGGGAAGAAATAGTAGATACAACTCAAATATTTGATGCTCAGCAAGGAACAACGATAAACTTTAATCCTTTATGCGGTACTAGAGATGGTGAAACAATTAATATTGACTATGGATTTTACACCAAAACTCTTATTTCTGATGTAGCATTCACAGAAAATGTTGAACCGGATTCAACAATCTTCACTTATGAAAGAATTGTTGTAATATATGATAATGTTGTTGTTGCAGATTTAACTAAAGATACAGGCAATCCACCAACAGTTCTTTCAGATTCAACCGGTTCTTATGTGCAGGTAGGAGATACGAAGTATTATGCTTCTACTCATAGAGCAACTGAATTGGGATGGTGTGATGATGAAACATCATGTGGTTCATGCACTAGATTAGCATCTGAATCAATAGACCTTGTTAACGATCCTGCAGATATTAGCAGAAAGACTGGAGGATATGTTAATACTTTTGACGTTGTCAAAGTAACAGCAGGGGTTGGAGATTTTTCAACAATAGAACAGGTACAAGTTCTTTCTGATACTATTTTTAGATTCTCTACTCTAGTAGAAGATGAAAATACACTTGGCCCTAATCCCAAATTTGGTTTAAATGGTGGAGATAAATTTGTTGGTGATGGTGGCGGTGGAGGCGGCGGTGGTGCCGGTGCAATTTCTCAAGCTGCTGGCGGAACACCAGGAGATGATGCACAAGAAACCGAAGTTTCTAGAGTATCTGTGGGGTCTTATAGTAGACCTGGAACATCAGACACTAGAATAATCAGAGTTATAGATACAGAAACTGAAACAACAGTTGGAGAATTTAAAGCAGGTCAAACCAATAATATAGATGCACTTCAGTTAATTTCTGGTAGAGCGTATGATATTGTTAGTGATGAAGAAGATTTTGTTTCATCTGCATTACTAAGAAATGATATACAATCACAAGACTTTGAATATAGTGGAGATCCTATACTTGATGATAGAGTCAAAAATAGATTTATTAGGGGTAGAACTATTGGATATGATATATTAAATGATGGAGATGGAGATTATTTAGATTTAGTTGTTACTTTTGGTGCAGGCATTTTCCGTGTTGTTCCTAGAAGTGTTATAGTTGATGATGAACTTGTTGGTAGAAGAATTATTCAATATATCGCTCCATTAAAAGTTAAAAATGCAACTGTTGCAACTGGAGGTAAAGGAGGAAGAAGTGCCTATTGGGGTGGAACTGACGGATTAGATAGAGTGACTAATGCAGAAGCTGGAGAATCAGACAGCATAGGTAGAATCTCACTGAAAATGACTGTTGAAAAACCTTTTGATACTATTAATGAAGTTATCAGAGATGCTACAATTCTTCAACAAATTTCATATTCAAGAACTGCATATCCAGATTTAAATATAAAATCAAACTATGCACTTACTAGAAAATATTTTTGTAGATTAACCTGTGATATTTGTCGTCCGATTAGCACTGTTGATTCCAATACTATGACTCTTTCCATGAGACAGTTGGGAGATGGTGCTATTACTATTGAAGAAATTAGTGATAATGCTTTTGCAAATCTTCGTGGTGCTAATTTACAAAATAATGATCTAATCATTAACCCCAGTGTAAGTCCAAATAATGGTTCTGTGACTAGATATTATAGATTTTATAGCGCCAATGATTTAGATGTAGATATTAGTTTATATGGAGGAAAGGGACAAGATAGTGGAGAATATACTGGAGGAAAAGGAGGTTTTGGATACTTTAGATTGAGAATGCAGGCAAATACTGAATATGTAATTGCTGGTCTTGAAACACAAGAAGGTGGTGCTAATACCCCATTCTTATATAAGAAGGGTAGACTTATTGCTTGTGTTGGAGCAGGTGGAGATGCAGCATTGGGAAATGGTGGAGATGGTGGTGGAGTAAACCTAAGAGGAGAGCAAGGAAACAACTTTGGTGGTGGCGGTGGATATGTTACGGAACCTAATCAAGACGGAATATTTGTATTAGGTAGAACAAATTACAGTCCTAGAAGTGGCGATTTTGGTAATGATACATTTGGCCTTGAGGGTGAGGGTGGAAAAGCTCAACGATGTACCGAAGGTGATTACTATGCTGGTTGGTACGGTCAATCATCATTCTCTCCTTGTGAAGATGTTGGAGAAGTTAGATTTAGACTTGCCGATGGTAAAGAAATTGAAAATACTGCTATTTTAGATAGTGGATTTAAATCTGGTTATAACTCTAGGACAAATGGAGGATTTAGTGTCGGTGGTGGTGGAAATGGTGGATCTGGATTGATTGGAGGAAGTGCTTCTAGGTCTGCTGGTGGTGGTGGAGGAGGATCAGGATGGTCTGAAGATTCTGAAGAATTCTTTGTTAGAAGATTGCCCAATGAACGACTTGAATCATCACCTCAAGGTGCTATAACAGGGTTTAATGATGCACCTCCATACGTTAAAATTAGTAGAGCAGATGTTCTCACTGAAACTTTATTAGAATTTGTAGATTATCCTGATAACACAACAATAGAAAGGGAATTTGGTATTGATACAAATGTTGATCTATTTGAACCTCTTCCAATAATTGCTCCACCAGATGATTCTAGAATTCCTGACCCTCAAGTTACATTAACATCACACAACCTTACACCAACAACTAGAATATCTGTTAATGAAGGTCAGTCTGTTACATTCACAGTAACAACAACAGACATACCTGCATATACAACATTCTATTATGAAATATTAACTCATAACTCATCTGTAGATGATTTTGTTTTTCCTACAGACTGGCCGAACGTTTCTTCAAGACCTGATGGATCTGGAGTATTTCATAATCGAATGAGGTTTGATACTGCTCCTGTTGGAGATCAAATTCAAGGTTCATTTACTGTAACAGTAAAAGAAGATGTCTCCACAGAATTCCCTAACGAAGAAGGATTTGGTATTGCGATATATGCAACTAATGTTAGAGATACAAGAGTTCCTGTAACGATCACTCCAAGCAATAAGAATTTTATAATTGCTGATACTTCAAGATCATTCCCATCAGCAAATATTCTGCAATTAGAAGATGCAGGTTCTGTTGTTGGAAATGGTTTAACTGAAGGTCAACTTAAAACATATAATGTTACTACACAAGATGTTCCAATCTTCCCCAATGTTTATCCTGCAGGTATAACCACAGTTGGATGGCACGTTGTTCACGGCACAACATCCTCTGCAGACTTCCATAATAGTGTAGATAATGGTCAGTTTGCCTTTTCTGTTGCTAATCCCGATTCTAGTGTGGATGGAACAGGAAGTTTTACCATTCAACCAAAAGAAGATTTTGCTACAAACACTATTGAGAAACAGTTTTCTATTGATCTTTTCCACCATGATGGAACCGTTTCTAGAAGAATTTTTGATGGATCCGTTCAGAAAAATGTAATTGTGATTTCTGATACATCACAAACTCCAACATTAACATTAACTCCAGAAACAGAAACAATTAATGAGCATGGAGCAAACTTTGCTACTGGAGATTCTGTAACATATACTCTTGACACAACATTTGTTAGAGACGGAACAACTTTTACATTCAGAGTTGTTCCTGCTGTCGATGCTAGCACTCCTAATACTAATATTACTGCAACCATAGATCCAAATACTGATTTCCTCACTAATACAGGAACATTCACGGTCAATGGAACTACTGAGAGTGCTACTGGAACATTCACTGTGATATCAAATCCTGATGGCGGAAATGCAGAGGGATCAGAACACTTTACAGTGCAAGTTGTTAGAACTGGTCTTGATAGTGATACAAGTGATAGCACTGCACGATTGGTTGAGTCTTCGCAGTTATCAGTTAACGACACTGCAAACATCACTTACATACTTGATGATACTGATGGTAACACTGAGTCTGAAATTGAAGAAGGAACTGCTAAAACTTTAAGAGCGACTTGTAGATTTACATCTAATCCAGAGGTAATTTATTGGAAGATTTTCAAAATTGATGGATCTACAGAGGCAGATGCATCTGATTGGGCTGCAACATCTGGTAATGTGTCTGTTAGTTTGACTAATAATGCAGGAACTAGCAATATTGTTATCACTCCTACGGAAGATGAAACAACTGATACTGCAACACCAGGTGGAGTTACAGAGAACTTTATTGTAAAAATCTTTACAGACTCATCATTTAGTACTCAAGTTGGCGGCACATACACTGCAAAAGTTATTGATACATCAAAAACTCCAGTGTTCAGTATATCTCCAACAGCTGCTGCAACAATGATTGAAGGTAGCAGTGTTGTTACAACAGATGGTGCAGATTTTAATAATTTCACTTTGAATGTTGAGAATTTCTCTACTACTACAACTCTTTATTGGAGAATTGTAGATGAATTTGGCGATTTAGCAGATGGAAATACTGATTTTGGTTCAGGCAATGCAAATGGAACTTTTGGAAATGCTGCATCTGGAAATTATGCAAGTAATATAAGAACTTTATCATTCACACCAAGGAATGATACTAATGCTGATGGAAATAAAGCATACACTTTGCAGGCATCTAGAGAGTCTGATTTCTCTAGTACAATTGCAACCAAAGATTTTACCGTTTTTGATACTTCAAGACCAGATCCTGAATGGACTCTTGAATATAATGGTAGAGTGGTAGGAACTGATAATCGTTTTAGACGAGCAGATTTATTTGAAGGTGAAAATTCTGATGATTTTGAAATACGTGTTGAAAACTTTGTTCCTAGTCCTCCTGATGCAACAAGTATTTCTGTTGTTATTGATGTAGTTGAGAATGGTCAAACCGCGAGAGCAACAGATCGTTTTGATAGAGGAGATTGTGTTTATACTGATTCTAATAGTCAACCTGACTATAGATGGGTAGAAGAGATTATGGGAGCAGGAATACGACCTGCTACTAGAACTATAACCATGAATATTGATAGTGATGGAATATTCCGTGCTAATGAAGCAATAGGCAGTTTTAATCTTTTTCCTAACGACAATTATATTACAAATGATGATAATAATGTATTTGATATTCGTGTTTACAGCGATACATCAAGAGCAACCCGCTATCATACATTTGAGCAAGCAATAGAACTTCTAGATGAAACAAAAACTCAATATGTTGTATATTCAGATAGAAGTAATAGAGTTCAATTAGAAGATGGTGATTTAGAACTTTCCGAACAGAGTGGGAAAGCGGTTGCTTTAACCATAGAGCATACAGGAAATGCAAACAGAACCATATATTATAAATTAGAGGATGCTATCGGTGATTTTGAAGTTCTAACTGGAAGAGGTCAGAAAAAATCTGGTGATGATATCGTGGGTTCAATTCAAACAAAAGAAGCTGGACTTGGATTTGGTCATCAACATACAAGTAAAACGTTAACATCTTCAATTACTGAAGGATGGGATGCTGATTTTGGAAATCCTGCTGATTTCGTTCATCATGATGGAAGTAATAGTAATAATGAATTTTGCTCTGTACAAACAAGAAGAAGTGGTTCATCGAATTCAGATGCAACATTATGTTTTAAACCAATAAATGATAGTAGTAATTCAGAAGAAGACGATGATGGTGATGAAACATTTATTTTAACATTCTACGAAGATAGTCGTTATCGTAATCAAATAAGTTTTGAAGAAAAGACCTCTGGTAGTGAAGATGAGATTGAAATAGTTGTAAAAAATGACACAGAATTTAAAATACTTGCATGTACTGATAATAGAGCATATAATTATCAGGATCCATCAGGGGAGGGTATAGTAACAGATAATACAACATGCAACTTTACACCTGGTGCTGGATATGCAATGGTACCAATTTTTAGACATATTTTAAAATCAGAATATGTCGTTGGCGGATCTACGCCGCGACCTGATCTACCATTTCACAAATATAATCATTATAGTGCGAGTAGTCAGATTCCAGGTATGGCTGATGCATGGAGAGCACAACAACAATGGATCAACCAGTACATTGGGAACCAACCCTATTGGGACTATTATGGTGATGACCAAGGAACTGAAGGGGGTCAGAATGCTGATGGAAGATCTGAGTTTACCAAAACCGTAAAGTTCTATGCTCAAGAGGGATATGGTGCAGTGTTTTATGTTTTCCCTAAGAATGATTTCCCCAGAAAACTAAATGGTAATGGTTATGGACAGTATGTGAGATGTATTTCTGAAAATTCTAATGTTGCTATCTATTCGCCGGGGTCCGCGCCAGCAGGTGGGGATGGATATGCAAGACAATATAGAGTAGATCCTGGTCAGGATAGATTTGCATTTAAAGGACCTAAATATCAGTCCGCTCAGGCCGAACCGTCTGACTTGGGTATTGATTTTAGATCAAATCTCATCAATGGAACCGAATATACTTTTTCTTCTGAAAAATATGCTAGTGGCGCAACGGGTGCGCGACAATTATTCTCTGATAGCGCAAATTTAATAGTCCCTTTGTATCAAACTAGTAGTAGGAGAGGTCATCCTGACCCCAATTTCCTTACTACTAGAATAGATGAATATAATAGAGTTCTGAGTGATACAGGACTTAAGGCGCGTGGAAGGGGGCATGTTTTCAATGTAGTACTTCCCAGCGGTGGAATCAGTAGCGGCCAATTTGGTATTCAGTATTTTAACTTATATAATAGTGAATCAAGTGCTGGAAGATACAATGGCGGTGGAGAACTTGGAATGCGATGATAATAAAAGTTATAAATAAATAAAGAATAAGTATCGCGGGGGAGAGTGAACCCGAATGGCAATCAATAAGAACTTTGTCATTAAGAATGGTATTGAGGTAAAGACTAATCTTTTAATTACTGATTCGGATAACACCCGAGTTGGTATTAATACTGCATCTCCGGATTATACTTTACACGTAAATGGTGGTATTGGTGGAACAACTGCATATTTAAGTGGAGTATCTACTTTTGTAGGATTATCTTCATTCCCTGGCGGTATAAGTGTTGGTAGTGGTGGGGTTGAAATTGCCTCATCTGGAGACTTAACGGTAGGTAATGTTGATGTTACCGGAATAATAACTGCTTCTACAGTAAATGTTTCCTCTGGAGCAACATTCCAAGGAGAAGTATCTGTAGCAGATAAGATAATTCATTCAGGTGATGTTGATACTGCAATTAGATTTCCTAGTGCAGATACATTCACTGTAGAGACTGCTGGTAGTGAAAGAGTTAGAGTAACTTCTACTGGTTTAGTTGGTATTCAAACCGGTACAGTAAGATATGGTTTAGATGTTGTTGGAACTGCCGGTATAGACTCTGACTTAATTGTCGGAGGTGCTTCTACATTTACTGGTGCTGTTGATGCAAACGGTGGCGCAACAATTGATAATGTACGGATAGGTGTTGCAGGTGATAATGAGATTGATACATCAACTGGTAATTTAACTCTTGATTCTGCTGGAGGAACAGTTACTATTGATGATGACCTCTCAGTCACGGGAGTTTCGACATTCACAGACACCACAAATAACACTTTAGGTAATGTTAATACTGGAGGTGTTCAACTTGATGGTGGTTTAGGTGTTGCAGGTAATGTAACAGTTGGTGGAGGAATATCAGTAACAGGCAATTCTTGGTTTACAGGAATTGTTACTTTTGCTGCTGGAACAGATGGTACTATTAGTATTGGTGATAGTACTGGAGATAATGTTGTATTCAATGCAGATATTGATTCAAACTTTATTCCCGATGATAATAATACATATGATTTAGGTTCTTCATCACAACAGTGGAGAAATCTATATCTTAATGGACTTGCAGAATTAGATGATGTAAATGTCTCTGCAGCATCAACATTTGGTGGATTAGTTGATATCAACCTTGGCGCAAATGTTTCAGGTGGTAGTGGTTTAGTAGTAAGTGCTAATGGACTTCAAGTTACTGGAGTTAGCACTTTCGCTAATGCCTTAGATGTAAATGCTGAACTGGATGTTGACGGACAGACTGATTTAGATACCCTGCAGGTTGCTGGCGTATCTACATTTTCTGCTGCAATTGACCTTAATGCAGAACTGGATGTTGACGGACAAACTGATTTAGATAATTTAGTTGTTGCTGGTGTAACTACTACTGGCGGTTTACTTGATATCAATGCTGGTGGACAGGCAAACACCTTTAAGGTAGAAGATCTCACCGATAACCGTGTTGTTATTGCAGGAACTGGTGGTGAACTGGAAGATGATGCTAACTTAACCTTTAATGGTTCTACTCTTGCAGTTGGTGTTAATTTAGATGTAACTGGAGACCTGGATGTTGATGGGCAAACTGATTTAGATAATTTAGTTGTTACTGGTGTTTCAACATTCTCTGCTTCAATTGACCTTGATGGTGAACTAGATGTAGATGGACAAACTGATTTAGATAATTTAGTTGTTGCTGGTGTTTCAACATTAACAACTCTAAAAATAGGCACTACTGTTGGTATCACATCAATTGTTGATGAAGATACAATGGTATCTGATAGTGCTACTGCATTGCCTACACAGCAATCAGTTAAAGCATATGTTGATAGTCAAGTAACTGCACAAGATCTTGACTTTATAGCAGATAGTGGTGGTGCCCTTGCTATTGATTTAGATTCTGAAACTTTAACTGTTGCAGGAACAGCAAATCAAATACATACCACTGGTGTAGGAAATACTATTACGGTAGGTCTTACAACCGATGTAACAATTTCTGATAGTTTAACTGTTACTAATGATGTGATAGTTAGTGGTGGAGCTACCATCACTAAAGCACTGAAGGTTGGGACTGGAGGGACTACATTAACAATCGATCCCGACAATTCAACCTTTGCTATTGGTTCAAATTCAGAAAACGTAACAGCAACTCTGAATGGAGGATCAATTCCTTCAATCGGTCTTGTTATTGCTCTTGGTTCATAAATACACTTAATACGTAAAAAACGATGGCAGAAGCTTTTTCAAATAAATTAGCAAGAGCAGCAGGAATTGTGACAACTAGTGCTGCCGGTTCTATTGGTATTAACACTAACCTTGTTACTGGTATTTCCACTGTTGGAGTTGCCGTTAGTGATTTAGTTGTTAATGCAAATTATATTTCTGGAACAAGAGTCACAGCGATTGGGGCAAATTCAACCATTGTAGATAGGGATTCAACGAATTCATCTGCAGCAAGTGCTCAATCAGTAAAATATCTTGGAGTAACAACAGTATATACCTCTCCTGCATCAACTAAAAGTATCTTAATTGGAGGCACATTTGCTAATAATACAGATAGTCAAGTTGAACTAACTGTTGAGGTATATGATGCAACTGAAGGAGTTGGTATTGCGATTGCAAGTAAGATTCCAGTTCCTGCAGGAAGTTCTTTCGTTATATCTGATACTGGTAAGACAGTATTAGAAACAGCAGATGAATTGAGAGTTTATTGTGATACGGAAAATGCACTTGATGTTAGTGTAAGTATTCTCACAGGAGTTAGCTGATGGCGGATCGTAGCGGTTATATTGGAAGAGCACCAGGTGACTCTTCAATTATTGTTGCAAGACAAACTCATAGTCCAACTGGTGTTCAGACGGATTTTACTTTTGCTAGTGGGTACACCGTTGGATATATTGATGCATACCTAAATGGTAGTAGATTAATCAATGCAGAAGATTATACTGCTACAGATGGAACAACTGTTGGGTTAACATCTGCTGCTAACAATGGAGATATACTTGAATTAGTTGCATATAAAGCATTCAACCTTGCTAATGTTGCTGAATCAACAGGCAATTTTTCTGTAGGAAATAATCTTACTGTCACTGATGATCTAACTGTATCTGGTGATACAACATCTATAGTAAACATAACAGGAACTGCAGGCACATTTACTAATTTAACAGTAACTGACCAGTTTACTGGTAATGCAACTGGTACTGCCGCAACATTTACAAAAATTACAGCAATTGACCAGTTTTCAGGTAATATATCTGGTATTGCTGCTACATTCACTGGTCCCGTAACTATTGGCGGAACATTAACGTATGAGGATGCAACCAACGTTGATTCTGTCGGATTAGTCACAGCAAGAACTGGCGTCAGAGTTACTGCTGGTGGAATGGTTGTCACTGCCGGTGTATCTACTTTTGCTGCAGCTCTAGATGTAAATGGTGAATTAGATGTTGATGGACAAACTGATTTAGATAATTTAGTTGTTGCAGGAGTCTCTACTTTTGCTGCAGTAGATATAAATGGTAGTGTTCTTACCTTAGATGCTGACGGGGATACCACCATAACTGCAGATACAGACGATCAGATAGATATCGCATTTGGTGGTAATGATAGATTAACATTATCGACTGGTTTGATTGATTTAAAGAACGATGGTTCTCAATCAGCAATTAGATTATATTGTGAGAGTTCTAACGCACACTATGCTGCATTACAAGCACCAGCACACTCTGCTTTTTCTGGTAATATAACATTAACACTACCAGCAACAACAGACACATTGGTTGCTAGAACCACAACTGATACTCTTACTAATAAAACTCTTACATCTCCCAATATTTCAACTCCTACTATGACTGGTGGAGTTGGTATTGCAGACTCCATATTCCATACTGGCGATGATAACACTCAAATAAGATTTCCTGCAGCAGATACATTTACTGTAGAAACTGCTGGTAGCGAAGCACTTCGTATAACTTCTGGTGGTTTGGTTGGTATCAACACAACTCCAGGAACTCTTTTTGAATTAAAAGGTGAGAGTGGTAAAGAAGCAGATATCACATTCAATAGACAACCAGTTCAAGGCACTAATGATGGTGTTATTGGTCAGTTGTTATTTGAAAATGCTACAGATAGTGTTGCACAAATCTCTGTAAAACGTGAGTCTGCCGCAGATGATGCATATTTCCAATTTGCCACTCAAGCAACTGGTGGTGGTCTGACAGAAAAACTTCGTATAACTTCTGCTGGTGATGTAAACATTGGCGGGAATTTTACAGAAACATCTCATCAGTTGAATATATCCGATTCAACTAAACCAGGACTTTGTCTTCATACAGGGACAACACAGCGTGCTGATTTTTCTGCCACTAGTGGTATAACCAGCATTAGAAGTTTTTCTAACAGTCCATTTAGCATAAACATTGGTGGTTCTGGAGAAACTGAAGCATTTCGTATAACTGGTGATGGTGATGTAAATATTGGACCATCTGCAAATGCAAATGGACACGGATTACTTACTCTTTCTAAATCTGCTTCAGCAGCGTTCAATGCTTTAACCATTCAACAAGGAAATACTGGATTTAATGCAGGTGATGGTTTACATATTGGTATTGATGCTGGAGTAAATGCTTACTTTAAACTTTATGAAAACCGTGATTTTTATTTTACAACAGGAGCTTCAAACACTGAAAAACTTCGTATAACTTCTGCTGGTAAGGTATTAGTTGGATTTACTACTGAAAGATCGAATTTTTATAATATTAGTACTATAAATCCTAAAGTACAGATTGAGGGTACTACTTATTCAGACTCTGCATTATCAATAACTACTAATGGAGCCAATAGTAGTAGACAACCATACTCAATTCTTCTATTAAGTCGTAGTAGGGGACTTGACCTTAATTCTAATACACTTCTTGCAAATGATGATGTAATAGGTGCTGTCGATTTTCAAGGTAGTGATGGAACACAATTTGTTTCTGCAGCAGCAATTGAGTGTGTAGTTAATGGTACTCCTGGTGCAGATGATATGCCGGGAGCACTTACATTCCGAACCACGCCAGATAATGCATCTACACCAACAGAAAAACTTCGTTTAACTAAAGATGGTAAACTAATTCTTTCAGGCACTCAGAGAACAACTCCATTCATTGCTGGTGATGGTGGAATGTGTATTGAGCAAAATTATGATGGTAATCTCATAGCACTCTCAATCAGAAATAAAAGCACTCATGAAGATGCCGCTACATCAATGAGCTTCAGTTTGAATAGAAGTAGTGGTGGTGATCAAGATTTTACAGCTGGGGAAATTAAGACAGTAAAAGAAGCGGAATGGACATCAACATCATCAACTGTGGATAGTGCGATGGTCTTTAGTACCATGTTAAATGGTACTATGGCACAAAAACTGAGTATAAGTTCTGCTGGCAGAGCTGATTTTGTAGGTAGAGTCGCTTCTAGCGAATGGTTCCAATCAAATAGAACCACTGGTACTGATAGTGCTTTCTATGCAACACTTAACGATGCAGAAAAACTCAACATCAAGGCCGATGGTTCAGCTTCATTTGCAGCTGGTGCTTTTGCGATTGCAAATGACGGTGATATCACTACAAATATTAGAGGTCACGGTCATATAGAACTTGATTCTACTGGATCTTTTAGTAGCCCTAAAATAAAACTATTTTCTAACACTGGCAACGCTACGTTTGCAGGAAATATTGTATTATCAACATCGGGGTCTGGTATTGACTTCTCTGCTACAGCTGATGGTTCAGGGAATGGCATAAATGAACTCTTTGATGATTATGAAGAAGGATATTGGACTCCAACAGTTAATAGCGGCAGCAATCCCAGTTCAACATTAGTTGTATATAGAGCAAGATATACAAAAATTGGACGACAAGTAACTATAGGTTGTGAATTAAAATGGACTGGAGGAGATACTGGTGCTTTTAGGTTGCAAGGTTTACCTTTCAACACTGCAACATCAGGAACTGGTTCTGGACAAAGCGGCGCAGGTATGAATGCAGCAGGTTCTTTGACGTTTAACAACTTAAATATAACTGGTCTAAATTGTCTTACTCCTTATGTGTACAGCAATCTAATTTATTTCTACTATACTGCTGCCACTGATGGTGCCTCTTGGACTGAAATAAAAGGCAATGAAGTAGGTGGAAACACTAATGGAGGAAACCTCCTCTTCACCTTGGAGTACTTTACTTGATAAGATAAATAATACGCCTAAACCTGTTTAATTCGGAGGATTTTCCTAATGGCACTTACTGAAAGATTTGAGAACGACAAGATTGAAGTCGTTGGTACATATAAAGCAGTACAAGTTCGTAAAGCAGAAATTATTGAGAAAGATGGTGTAGAAGTTGCACGTTCTTTCCATAGACATGCACTCAGTTGTGGATCAATTGATGAGAGTGATAACTTTGTAGATACAGACATCAGTGGAGAAGATGCTGATGTAAAAGCAGTATGTAATGCTGTATGGACCACAACAGTTAAAAATGCATACAAGGCATTCTTGATTGCAAACAAACCATCTGCTTGATAAATAACTAGAAAGATAACGAAATGGCACTTACACCGGCAACGGGTCTTGCTGATTATGCTAGCGGTATAAGTACAGCAGCCTTACAAGTTAATTCGGATACTGGTCAAGTATCAATTGGTACTGATAGTCCAACTACTGCAAGACTGCGAGTTGGAACCGCTATTACAATGTCTGTCGGTGTAATTACTGCTACTGATGCAGTTTTTAGAGGTAATGTTTCAATTGCAGGAACATTAACGTATGAGGATGTAACTAGTATTGACTCTGTTGGAGTATTAACAGCAAGATCTGGAGTTAGAATTCCTGCAGGTGGTCTTACTGTTGCAGGAGTTTCGTCTTTCTCCAGTGCTTTAGATGTAAATGCTGAATTAGATGTAGATGGTCAAACTGATTTAGATAATTTAATCGTTGCTGGAGTCTCTACGTTTTCTTCTTCGATTGACCTTAATGGTGAGTTAGATGTAGATGGACAAACTGACTTAGATACTCTTCAAGTTGCTGGAGTCTCTACGTTTTCTTCTTCAATTGACCTTAATGGTGAGTTAGATGTAGATGGACAAACTGACTTAGATAACTTAATCGTCGCTGGTGTTTCTACATTTTCTGCTGATGTATCAATAGCAGATAAAATAATTCATACTGGTGATACCAATACTGCTATTAGATTCCCTGCTGCCGATACAGTCACAGTAGAAACTGGTGGTAGTGAGAGAGTTCGTGTAACTTCTGATGGT